GGTATAATGCCGTGCTTTGGGTCGTTAGCTCAGCTGGTAGAGCAGCGGACTTTTAATCCGTTGGTCGCGAGTTCGAATCTCGCACGGCCTACCAAATAAATCGGGGGTTAGTCAAGCACTAGCTCCTTTTTTCTTCTGAACGTGTGTAACTTTTCGCGCAATTTGGTACTAATTTTCGCTTTATTTGGTACTGCCGGTTGACTTGTTTAACGCGTAGAGCGTCAATGTGTTCATCTTAACAAGGAAGTTAAAATGAACACAGAACAAACGACACTTACCCAAGACGAATTACTCTCGATTCAAAGCCTTCCGTTCAAGTTAATTCTTGCTGCAGCCAATGGCCAAGTCGACCTCAACGCGATGGCCAGGGATGCGCTGGCCGGCCGTGGTTTAGATCAATCCGGCAAGTGGGTTGGTTTTGAGAAAGCCCGCGCGTTGCTTCATCGTTAAAAATTACGGATGACCAGCTCGGTGCGTTGTCCGCGCCCTTGCTGTCCGCCCACGGTATAGTTTATCGCCACCGATTGCATCGTCAGTCCCTTGAATGCCTCGTGCATTTCCGGGATATCGTTGACTGATATGATCATCTTGCCTTTGATCGTTCTTGCCAGTTCGGCTATCTGAATATACTGCTCCAGCGCAAAATCCACGCCATACCCTTCCGTGCCCCAGTAAGGGGGATCGCAGTAAAACAAGGTGTGTTCCCGATCGTACTTACGCACACAGTCCTGCCATGCCAAGTGCTCAATATAGGTTTGCGATAGCCGCAGATGTGCCTGGCTTAATTCTTCTTCGAGGCGCAGCAAATTGAGACGCGGTGCAGTAGTGGTGGCCGTGCCGAAGTTCTGGTTGGCCACCTTGCCGCCAAAAGCCAGCTTCTGCAAATAGTAGAAGCGGGCCGCACGCTGGATATCGGTGAGCGTTTCCACCGGCGTGATTTGCAGCCATTTGTACATCTCGCGACTGGTCAGCGCCCATCTGAATTGCTTGGTGAACTCATCCAGATGATGCTTGATCACGCGGTACATGTTGACCAGCTCGCTGTTGATGTCGTTGAGTACTTCCACATGCGTTTGTTTTTTCATGAAATACAACGCTGCCGCCCCGCAAAACGGTTCCACATAGCATTCATGCTCAGGAAACAATGGCAGGATATATTTGGCCAGGCGGCGTTTTCCGCCGATCCAGGGGACAACCGGGTTTGTTTTGGTCATGCTGTAAGCCCTTTTTCATTGATAAAAATGTGGTAGGCTTAGCCCGCCGCGTCGACGTGGCAGGAAGCCTTGGCTATGGCTCACAGGTTCCTTCTGTGGGTTATGGCGGCCGGGCCATGTTCGCGCATGGCTTTGGTCGCTTCCTCTCTTTATTACAAATCAAGCATTTACTGTCCAATCCAGTGGAATGACATGCTTCTCGACACTGTTCAATTCCTCCCGTACAGAGAATATTTCCAGCCTGCGTTCAGTAAAGGCAATACTGCCGTTGTCGATGAACGCCTGGGCTGCGGTATAAGTAAAGGTAGTGCCGCTCAAGCCCGAATAGGTTTTCACGAGCGATCCGCCCACTTTGAGGTTGTAGACCTGAATCGTGATGGTGGCCCCAACCTCCGGCTTGATGTGGGTGGCGCTGTCATTGCCAATATTCACGGCCGATGTGTCGGAGCGGTCACGGTTGAACCAGGCAATGGCCGCATCGGTATTCATCCCAGCTATGCTGGTGGGTCTCAACATGCCGTTGATCGTGACCCGTCCCGGCGGATAAGGCGCACCCCAGTTTTGGTTAAGCGTCAAAGCGCGCCAGGTATCGCTTGCTTTGGGCAGCACCCCCTTGCCGGTTTCGGTCAGAAACTTCGCATACATCGTGATTTGGCTGGCAAACTCCACCTCCGAGTGGCCAAAGAAATCCTGGAAGAACCATATGCGGATTCCTGCCGCATGTGCCTTGGGCAAGGTATGCAGAATGCCGCGCACCACCGTCACGCTCGAGGCTGACGGCGCAGTGGTAAGATAAACCAGCTCGCTGCCAAGCAGCGCGACGGTGTTATTGGCTACCTGATTCACATCGATCGCACCTGTCAATGGCAATGTCGTGGTGGTTTCGGTAATGGCGGTTGACAGCGTGGCAGTGGGCGTAAAGACCGAGGTCAGGCTGCCCGGTTGATCGTTGCTGTTATCAGCGCCATCTGGCGAAATCCAGAATTCATAAGACACCGCGCTTGAAATTGGCGCTCTGGCACCACCCAACATGAATGCACTGGTCACATCGATGCTATCAATCGCCGACTGGTTGTCACCCAGGAATTGCGTAGCGATCAGCCAGTATGGTGCGGTTAACAGAAAATAATCGGTCACCGGCACAGGCGGTGAGATTGGATCGCTCCATAAGGTAGGCGGCGGATCGGCAAACACGGATTGCACGCTGAAGAACACATCCTCAACCGCATCGATGGTTACCTCGCCATCGGTCAAGGTGCCGAAATCTAGGGTAGTGATGCGCAAGACCATTTCCACTATCCCTAAATCTGGCCAAGTGTACTTGAAGACGCCACCGGGTTTGAGATCGAATGATTCTCTATTAGCGATCAGTTTAAGCCGAGCCAACGGTTGAGTGAGCGTTTTGAGCTCCCGCATGGCGACATTATTAGCCAGCGTGGCATTGGCAATCCCCAGGTATTGAATGGTAGTCGGCACCACCCCTTGCTGCATGGCGATCAAGCCCAAATCCTGGATGGTGACGGAAATTTTTTTGTCCGAGTCACGCTACTGATAGATGAGCGTTACTTGATTGACCAGATCGGCAATGCCCGGTCTGGAAAAAGATTCCATGCGTACGATGTTGGAGGGTCCGAGAATGGGCAAGCTTGCCGGGTTATAATCGTTCCTCACCAGTTTGAGCGTGAACTTGCCAGTGGTCTGATCGAGATAAAGCGCACCATCGATGTGGTTTAGCACAGTATTGATAAACTCTTTCACGCTCGTTTGCTCAGCGAGCACAAACGACAGACCGAAGTTTTCTGCGTATAAAGTATCTGCTGCTGCCCGGAAGGCGGCATCGTCCAGATTGCCGCCGGTGTAGCCCAACCCCCAGCGGTCAGAGGTCAAATATTCGTAAATGATATGTGCCGGATTGGCATCGCCATTGATGTCCGCTTTTTCCGGATACCAGGTCTTGGCGGGAATCCGCTTGATGCGGAATGCCCAAGGTTTGATATACGGGTTGTTGGCGGCCAGATAAATTTGCTTCAAGATAATCGACATCACGCCGCGATAAGCTGGAATCGGTGAGCCTTGTTGAGTTTGCAGGTAAGCATTGGGTGCCTGGCTCGTTTCCCCAAAGGCAAGATCAATCTCACCGACCACGCCGCCTTGCCGTTTGTCCCCACCAAACAGTTCCGGCTTGTTGACCGACAGGGTGGAGCTTGCGGTGACATTGCCTTCCCATAAGGTGCTTTCACCCACCTTGATACCGGTCACGGCATCGACCGGCCCGGCGCAGGCGACCATGTGAATCCCTAAATGGTAGCGCCAGCCGATGGTGACGGATTTACTTTTCATGGCCGTATTTCCTCAAGATATGTTCCACGACCTTGTTGCTCGATCCGTCATTCCAGGCGATGACCGTATCCAGCGGCAATCCTTCTCTCAGAAAGGTGCGAAAGCAAATACCCCGTTTTTCCAGGAAGCGCTTCGAGCCACGCGCGCACAAATTGCATTCTGCTAAGTCCTGCATGGTCATTTTGAGCTGGCTGGTATCCATTACTTCTTGCCCGACTTGGATTTGATCGCGGTCTTCTTAAAGTCGCCATACCACACGGTATTGGCCTGGTTGATCCAGCGCGTGCCGAACACCACCGGTATGGGGGTCGCCTCCGACACCGTCGGCACATTGAAATCATCCAAGTTACTGGAAGCAGGCTTGGGCGGCTTGGGTGCAAACACCGCTGACAATACTGCTGACAGCGCAAAAGCGATAATCTGAAACCACATGAATCAATCTCCTATTCGATCGGGTCGCCCTTGAATGGCCCCAGGTCATTGGGGATAAACTCAAAGCCGCCGTAGTTATCAAAATTATTGAATTTGTTGAGACAGGCGTTGCGGTCGTGCGCGCAGCCAGCATATAGATTGACGGTGACGCCCGCTTTGAGCGATGCGGTCACGCCGGTCAGCGTCAATACATCGTTGCTATGGTCGCGGATCATTTTCTTTTCCACGTCGCCAACTTCGATATAGCCGCCGGTATACCAGCCGCTTGGCCGGTTCATCGGCACCACCGTGATGGCCGATCCCACGATGGAAGTGATGGTGGCAGTGTCGCGGAACGCGGAAGCATTCAAGGTGCAACCGCTATCGTACAAGGCATGGCGGCACAGCCGCTGGAACATGCCGCGCAAGCCCGCGCGCTCCAATGAGGTATAAATCGGCTCGCAGGTGATTTTGGCAGTCAACCCGCTGAATTCCACATTCACCACCCGACCGATCCATTGCGGCACCACGTCAAGATCACCCCGGTGCAGCCGGTAGATCGTCAATTTCACCGGCCCAGGGTGCGAACGGATAAAGAGCTTGGCGACCTCGTTGTCACGGGTGACCTCGATCTCCAGCTTCATTTTGCTCACTTCAGTCGATGAACCGAAGGTTGAGCGCGTCAAAGCTGTGGGCGTGTATGTTCTGGATTGAAAGTTCACCACTTCATCGCCGGAAGTGTAGGTGAAGATTTGCAGCCCATGTGAGAATTCATACAGTTCCAGCGGGCGGGCGTCATGGATGCTTTTTTCAAAAACGCTGAGCGTCATTGCACCACCGTCCTGATCAATGCACTGACACGCGAAATGGTGTCCGTCTCATGGAATATCTCCACTGTGTCCGAGTCCAGACGTGAGAGATTGAGATAGCTGATGCACCTGACCTCCTGCGGCTGGATATCGAAGCCAACGGGACTATCCATGAACACGTTCTCCTCGATTTCAGAGATTTCGTCAATGCTCAGGATATTCTTGAAGATACGCGTGCCGTTAAACAACTCGATCATGAGCGCATCACGCAGGGGTGTAGCCGGTACAAACCGTTTATAAAAGGCAAACTCGACCACCAGCTTGGTATCCGTGCCCGCGAGCAAGGATGCAAGCTTGAAATCCTCATTCCAGGACGGCATCCAGAAAGGCTTCCAACGGCCCGCGCGGGCATACAACCATTTCCTGAAATCGGCTCGTTCTTTGCGTGACTTCATGAGCCAGTCCATACGTCGTACAATGGTGGTGTAGCCGATGGGATCATCTACCACCGGGTTAATGATATCGCTATCAAACTCCAGCAGCGGCCGCAGCCAATCTTCCGACAACACTTCCACTTCATTGGGAATGTCCAGCAGCACGGGATAGCCTTTGTAGAGTGTTGTACCTTCTGCTTCGGTCAATCCCGAATTGTCGGTGACGATGAATTTGGCCTGCATGTCCAGCATGTGTCGCGTGGGTCGTGTAACCGTTTGTTTGCTCGCAATCCGGGCAAATTTAGCGGAATAGATTCTTGTCCCGGCTGGCCAGGTTTGCTGGGTCGGCAAATCCAGGATCAGCTGGTTGGGCTGCACCGCCAGCAGTTGCACCGATTCATTGTGGTCGATGGTATTGAGCAGCAAGGCTACGCCGCCCGCTATGAACTCGGAATCGTTTGTCGGAATGTTCGGAATGACTGTCGATCCGGCAGGCAATTCCGTACTCAACAAGTAGTAATCCGGCCAATACGGAATCAGGTAGCTTCGGGATTGCCAGCCAAACAGCGTGCTTTGCAGCTTACGCACAAAATCAAGCCCAAACACCTGCAGATGCGCCTCAATTTCCCTGCGTGGTGTGGATCTTAACTTCATCCGCTGCTCACTCCCATCCCAACTCGTAATGATATCGGTCAGAAATGAATAACGCTCCAGCACCCCGTTATCCCAATTGATCCCGGCGAACAGCAGAATCACCCGGCGACCGACCACCACCAACTGAGGTGATTCGGCTGCGAAATTCAGCGTGTAGATGGTGTTGATGATAGGCGGCCCGGCCACATCCACCGCCAGGGTATAAATGCGTGACTCCAGCGCATTGAAGCTGGTGGGCTCCGGCTGCGGCCCGGTGAAGCTGATGCCGGTGCCCGCATTGGTATCGATAGATGAGAGCAGGTTGGCAGTAAAATAGGCATTCCATGCCTCGACCTGGATGATCTTCTGTGAAATCACATTGCCGAGGTCAATGGAGGCCGGGGTGATATGGATGCGGTAATAGTAATCGTTGCGAAACGATGGGGCAAACATCCCATTGATCACTGATTGGGGTTCTGGGGATACTGGCAGTTGATCAACCATAGCGCCCATCAGGGCCGGAGCAATAGCTTGTGCCATAGGCGATTGTTGTGGAGCGTCCAGCAATTCGAGTGACACAGACAACGGTGCCGGTTCCACCAGCACCAGCAGCCCTGCGCCCAATATCCCGCTAATGACTGCCATCAGATTATTTTCCTGTAGGCATAACCCAATTGCCACGAATTGGGCAATTGATCCTGGGTATTGGCTTGATTGGAGCGGCGGGTGATCGGAAATACCTTCCAGGTATCCGGCCCCAGTGTTACCTCCTGGCCGACCGCGAATGGTTGCAACCACACCAGCCGCAGATCCTTGACCACACCGAGCGGCGTGCGGTTACCGGAGTTGGAGCCGCCGATATCGGTGAAGATATAGATCGGAATGAACGGTGTGGCCAGATTCAGGGTATTCGGTTGGCTGCCGACTAACAGGCGGCTGGTGAAGCCAAAGCGGCCATTGCCGTAGGCATCGAAGGAACCTGGCGAGTCTGTTGTGCTGTTAAACATGCGCCAGACGTTCAGTTCCAGATTGGCGCTGACTTGCCCTCTTGAGGATGTGCTGACACCGATATTATCGAACAGCATGCGTGAGTAGGAGCTCTGGTAATTGCCGCGATCGGCTGGTAGCCCTCCGTCGTTAACAGCGTCGCAATAATGACCTCCGGCATAAGTCCCGAATTTATCGAGCTGACCGAATACCAGGTGACTGAAGAATCCCGCCGAGTACTCCAGCACGCAATGCACGTAATCCCCGACGGCATTGGAGAACAGATGATAGGCGACATACGGCCCGTTGCCGACGAAATTCATGACCGCCGATTGAGAAGGTGCGCCCGGTTGTAAGTTGAGGGCTGCACCGGGGGTATAACCGGTTGCGCCTCTGAGGCGTAATTCAGTCGTGGTGGCGGCCGCATTGATGAAGGATTCGATACCGAAGTAAAACGTGAGCCCGCCGCCATTCGAAGTATTCTTCTGCATGTAGAGGCGCTTGGTGGTGCTGTCCACCACCGTGAACTCGTTCTGCGTGAAGCCCTGCGCGATGGCGAACAGACGGATCTTGTCCAGCAGATCATTGAGCGAAGTGGAAATACCGGTTTCATAGGCCATGATGTCTACTCCAGCGCGATCGCCGCCCAACGCTCCTTGGCGGTGCGGAACACGTTGGGGATGATCAAGTAGGTCACGCCATTGATAGTGGTGATATTTTCAGCAGCACTGCCAAACCCGGTGACCGCAAACACCCCGTGAATCTCACCCAGGATATTCGGCGAGGGATTGGCCCCATCCACATGCATGATGCACGGGAACAGCACGTATTGGTTGTCGATGGTGGTCACGATATTCTTGTAAGCGGTGGCATGGTCATTACTTGGCTCCCATGGCCAGACATTGCGGCCATTGCTAACCGGTACTTCCGGTTGACTCGAGGTATACCAGTTTTTGAAGGGATACCACGCCCCATCGGCGAAACGCAGATAGTTGGTGGTGACGCTGGTAAGACTGGCCATGCTGCTGTCCGTGCCGCCCGGGTCGTAGAAATTGCGGCAGCTATCATCGGTGCTCGACCAGCGTTGCGAGGTGTCGAATGCGGCACCAGAACCGGGCCTCATCGCGTTGCTGCCACCGATCATCAGCGGGTACGGATATTGACTCGGTGTGGCATAAGGCAGGATAAACCCAGCATACAGCGCATGGTAGGTAGTATTGATCTTGGCAATCACCATGAAACGCCGCCCGTTGGCAATAAACCAGTAAGGGATGCTGCTGTTCCACAGCGAAAGACCGACTGGCAAACTTGTACCCGGCTGCGTGGCAAAATCCAGTACATTGCCCACGATGAAGCCGGTAGCCCCATACAGCCGCCAGTTGTACCAATCACCCGATACGCTGAAATCAGTCTCCAGATTGACGAAAATTTCATCGGAACCGCCACCGGGGCCTTTCAGGCTCAGACGCTTTCTGAGCTGCACATTGAGCAGGAATCCCTCCTGATAGAGGATGATTCTATTCAGGGTGAGTGATGAGCCGCCGGTGCTGTTGGCGATATTGAGCCGCCAGAACTTGTGCTTGTTCAGATTGCTGCCGCTCAGCGCAAAGTCCTTGATGCCCGACTGAGACGTCCAATCCAGTGACGTCATGCCGCTGAAGCTGTCCTGGATCGTCCAGTTGAGGCCGTCATCGCTGTACTGAAAGTCAATCGATTGTGGTTGCGCGCTGCTGGTGAGTGCGGTGATGTTGGCCGAGGTCAGGTGCACCGGCTGGTCGAACTCCACCCCGATCTGCCATGGTTTCGCATTGGTTGTACCGCTCCAGGAAGTGGCGGTGGCATTGAATGGATTGGAAACCAAAGTTACTGTGCCGCTAGAGGCGAATACGCCCACCAGCAAAGTGTAATCGGGGTTGTGATACAGCTCCTGCCAGCGCTCGTTGACCGGCAAGGTGACCGTTAAAAACGTGCGCAGTTTCTCAAATAGATCAAAGGCGTTGCTGGCTGTACCGATTTCGACTGTCATGATAGCGCCTGTTTCAAGGCTGCGTTATTTCGGGAGATGATGTTCAGGATCACTTTCTCACCCTCACTTGAGGTCAGGAAATCCTTGGTGATGCGCGGATCGACGCTATTGACGATGCGCACTGACTGGTTGACGGTGGGGGCGCTAGCTGGCGACAGAGAAAGATCGCCAACCAGACCGCCTTCTGCGTAGCCCAGGCGTGAACCACGCGGCACCGGCGCGCCTTTGGACAGACGGTGCAGGTTGTCGAGCGCCGCCAATCCGAGACGGCGCACGGAAGCCGCCGAGAATACATACTCGCCCGCATGCACTACTCCAGCCGGTTGATACTTGCCGCCTTCCCCGGTGTAGCCGCCATCGGCAAAACCTTTGCCAGAAAATGCGCTGAACAGTCCGCTGAAAAAGCCGCCGATCCCACTCCCGCCACCAGAGAACAACCCCTTGAGCGATGAGAAAATACCCGACAACCCTTTCTTCAGCGAACCCAGCAAGCCGCTCAAGCCCTCCGACAAGCCGCTGAACAATCCGCTGAATATGCCCGCAGGCGCGGATTGGCCATCTTTGCCCTGGCGTCCGAACAAATTGAAGAATAGATCAGTAAATTCACCTGACAGTGAGTTTGATAAGGCGCGCATCATGGAATCACCGATGGCGGCAAGAATTTCAGTGATGCCGCCTTCGCCTCTGGCCACGCGGTAAAGCCCATCGGCAAAAGCATGCTGCACGCCGCGCTGCACACTCTCGAAGATCTGGTTCTGCTGCCGCAGTATTTCCTCGGCACGGCGTTTTGCCTGGTGATTGTCCCGAATCCGGCCCTGCAGCTCCAGCAGTTTGTTGATATCCTGAATGCCGCGCTTTTCGGCTTCCATGAGAAGTACAGCCGTTTCGCGTTCCTCATTGGATAAGCCGGACAGGAACGCTTCACGTTCGAGCTCGGCGATGAAATCCTGCTGGCTTTTGAGCCGGGTCGCTTCCAGTGCGGCGATTTCATTGGCTATTTTCGAGCGTTGCGCATGCAGTTCACGCTCGGCAATCGCCTGGCTGGCCGTAATTTCAGCGATATCCGCCAGTGCTGTCATCCGGTCGGCTTCGCTGGATTGGGGACTGTCGATGACTTGTTGCCGAAGTGACTTCTGCCGCTCCAGTTCGGCTATCTCGCGCTCAGTTAAGTCAGTCTGCAACCGATCCAGCTTGGCGTAGTATTCGTCAGCATTGATCGCTTTGAATTGGAATAGCTCTCTGGTGGTTTCAATATCGCGTTGCGCCTGATCATCGGCCAGCCGTTTTGCCTGGTTCACCAGTGCATTCTCAAGATCCAGCCGTGCTTTTGCCAGCTCCTGCGCTGCACGTATCGCCGCTTTGCTGGCTGCTGCGCTCCCACCGTCAACGGAACCGGTAACTTGTTTTCTTGGTTGGAATTCATCCTCGGCGGCCTGCGTATCCCGCAGCCTCGCCGCTATGCCACCCTTTAACGCGGCGACGATACCGCCACTTTTGAGAAATTCCGCTTCAAGCGCGACTGCTTCCGATAGCGAGTTTTTAAGATGGTTGGCTTCCTGGCTGGCCTGATTGATGCCTTTAGCAAGCGCTTGGCCCACCTTGTCAAACTTGAAATCTTTGCCGCTTAACGCTTCTTTAACGTCCTGTGCGAATGCAGAAAACAGTGTCTTGAGATTCGAGAAACCATTCCTGAATTGTCTCACAATGCTGGCAGCGGTGATGCCTGCAGAGCGGGCGATCAGCCTGAAGGCAGAGAAGACGCCTGAAACAAGCTCATTGAGGAGTTTGAGCAAATCAATAAACAATTTGCCCGCCGTGCTGGATACTTTGGAGAGGGTGTCGGTGATATCGCTGCCGGACATGCCCACGGCTTGTGAAATGGTTTGCAGTGCATTAGCTGCCGTATCTTTGATCGTGCGCCAGGCAGCCGATACGATATTACCTACGGTTGTGGTCTTGCCGCCAAACTCGACCGTTTTGTCGATGTTGGCAATAATGAAGGCCGTCAGCCCACCCAGGGATGCTGCGACCAACCCGATCGGCGAGAGTAATGCTTTCAACACAACCAGAATAGCCGCCACTCCTGATGACAGGGTTAACGCCCCCTTGCCCGAGGCCAGGAAAATCGCCGTGAGCGCCACCACCCCACCGGATATCAGCCCGATGACCGTCTGCATGTTGTTGGCGACAGCCTGCAAGGTGTTGGCAAACCCTTCCGTGATGCCAAGCCGTTCATCCAGTTTGCCAAGCGTGACAATCGCCTGGGTGCGGATGTTTTGGAAAGCGAGGCGGGTGGTCAAAGGAAGCTTGGCAAACTGGTTGTTGATATCCGCTTCCATCCTGAACAGCGCATCGCGCACGACTTCAGTAGTCAAGCCGCCTTGCTCGGCGATCTTGCGAAGCTGCCCGATACTGACGCCCAGCCCGTCAGCGATGGCTTTGGCCAGCGCGGGCGTTTGCTCCATGACGGAATTGAGCTCTTCCCCGCGTAGTGTGCCGGATGCCAACCCTTGCTGTAATTGGAAAATGGCCGCATCGACACCCGCCCCCCTACCGCCGATCCGTGTCACCCTGGCGATAATATTGGTCAGCTTGGTGGATTCATCCGAAGCCAGTCCTGCATTGATTCTCAATTTAGTATAGAGCCCGGCGATCGAATCCAGCGATTGGCCGGTTTCCAATGCAATGGCCTTGGTTTGCTGCTGCGACTGGTTGAAATCGTCCTGGCTTTCCGCCGCGATCTTCAAGAGGGCGTTGATTTCCTTGTAGGACTCAGCCAGTTGAGTGAAGACCGGGATGGAAATGGCCGCACTCAGCCCACCGAGCAACCCGGAAAATCGAGCGCGCAAATCGCCCAGGCTCGCGGATAAGCCGTCCATATCGCTTTTGATCTTCTTGCCGACATTGGAATTGGACAGCCGGTCGAACTCGCTGCGGATTTTGCCGATGACCGTCGAGGCATGGTCATGGGCGGTGATGTTTATTTTGAGTTCTTTATCTGCCATGGCTAAAACGATTTAAACCATTTTTTAAAGCTTTTCTCATCGGCCATCGCTGCACGCACGGCGATGGCCTGCGTCTTGAGGCGGTCGGCTTCCATTTGCTGGATTGCTTCCGAGTAGATACGCACCTGGGCAAGCGTCATATCGAGGACGGGGCCGAGCCCGGCTTGTCTAAAGAGAAGGTCAAGTTCTGCCCATCCAGTTTGGCTATGAGGTTCTGCCAGCCGGTGTGCACGGCGGGCAGAACCTTCCGGATGAAAAAATCGGTATTGACCTCGATCACCGCCAGCGCCAGCCTTGCCAGCTCATCTATGTCCAGCTCGCCCACCCAATCGACCGGTTTTCTGCAGCCGATGGCGGTTGCCTTGATCACCGAATCAGGCGACTTGAGCACCAAGGCCATGACATCGATTTCTTTTTTGATAAGATCATCGAGCACGGGCTGAATAGCCGCAAGAAAGGCATTTAGCTCTTTCACCTTGATAGGTGTCACGGTAAGGGTTTCACCGCCTGCCGCTACCTGCACACCGGTTGGCGTTAAAACAGCCAGTTCATTGTTGTATTGTTCTGTGTTTTCCATGTTCATTCCCGTAGGCAATTAAGACAAATCGACCACGCGCCCGAACTGGCCAAGGATGGCATCACCCACCTTGCTGGCGTCGTAGAGTGCCGCACCGGAAAGGGTCAGCTTGGCCAGGTCGTCGCTGATCAATGCCAGTTCTGCCAGCGGATCGAGCGACACCTTGTACAGCTCGATCAAGACCGGCTTGAGCGCGTCGGCGGTATTCAACCCTTCAAACCGTAGCCAGCGGTCGGGGGCGGCCGCCTGGAACAGGCCGACATTGACTTGCTCGCCATAGCTGTAATCCGCTTTGAACGGCTGCACATAGCTGCCGATATTCAATATCTTGAGGGTGCCGTGATCGCTGCTGGCAACTTCATAATCGGTGCCCGCCACCAGCGTGGCAGGCGTGCCTGCACTATCCTTGATCACCACCGATGACACTTTGCCATTGACAAGGCGGGCGTAATCGCCTGCCGCCAGCGGGTTGGCCAAGACCTCGCCTGTGACGGTGCTGCCGGTGATACTGGATTTAGCGCCATACAGCGCCAACGCTAGATTGTCGGAAGAAAACTCCTCCAGCGTGAATTCCACACTGGCTTTCTTGCCGGTTATCAGCGACAGGTCGGTCAATCGCTGCCCGCTGGAGGATTCTTTGTGCTCGAGTTTTTCTGTTTCCAGCGTGATCTTGAGATCCGGCACGTTGCCGACCCAGCGCATTGCAGCGGGCAATCCATTTGCTGCACGGCTGGCGATGAATACTTTTCCTTGTCCTGAGAAATACATGTAGAGGGCTCCTTAACGTTAGAGAAAGGCTTCGGCCGTGCCGATGTCGATCAGCCAGCGCGCGCTGTCAGCATCCAGGGTCAGTCTTGCGCCGACCGGATAAGTGCGCCCGGCATGCGTATGCGGTTTGAGCAGCTCGATGGTGAGCTGCTTGCCTGGTGCTATATCCGGCGCAGCCACAATTGACGCCGGTGTGGGGGTGTTTTGTTTTGCCATGTTCCTGATCTCCTTCCAGTAGCGTTAAAGGGTCAACTGCTTGATGCGGGTCTCGACCTGGGCGACGCCTGCCGTCAAGCCTGCCTTGTAGAGCAGTTCGTCATTCATGAAATCGATTGCGGTCACTTTCCAGATGCTCCGGTTGACCTGCGCCTCATTGAACAGCGCGGCGATTGCTTCCAGCATTTCATATAGCCCGACCGGGCCGATTGCCTCACCGGCCCGCGCCGCAGCTATTCCACGGCTGTTGCGTGCCACGCACGCAATGCCGAAGTGCAGTCTGACACTGCGGCTTTCGATCTGGAACGCGCCAGGCGCGACATAGACCGCAGGTGCATCGGCGGCAAAGCGTTTGATCAGGCTTTCGCCGCTCAGATCGGGTAGACCGGCCACATCACGCAGCTTTGCGCCCAAAGCGGATGCCTTAATGTGCGTGATCAGGTCGTTTTCCAGTTCAGCGAGCATCGGCAGCCTCATCGATGGCGCGCTCGATGCGCTTCAGGATCCAGTTCTCATCCTGCTGGCTGATGCCCAGGTAGGGCCGCGCCGGAATCGTGACCGATTTGCGCATGACAAACTCGCCATTGGCGAGCTGGAAGCGCAAGCCTTTGCCATTCTTTGCCTTGATGACACCGCCGAACTGGTGAATGGCGGCATAAACCCGGTTCACGCTGACTTGCGCGAAATCGCTTCCCGAATCATGCGCGACCGAATCGAGTAGATGACGATCCTGAATCAAGGTGCGCTTTCCAGTCAGTTTCGCGCGCAGGCTGGGTTTCCAGCGTTGTCCGTCCGGGCCGGTCTGGCTGATGAAGCGTTGCCGGGTGCTTTGTTCGAGCTTGTTGGCGATAGCCTGCATCACCTTGGATTGATCGCGCCCCAGCACCATCAGCCGTTGCAGGCTGGCCCGGATGCGTGCATCCTCATAGCTGATCTCGAACGATTGAACCGCCATCAGATAAATCCTCCCGGGTCACGTCGGAATACGGGTTGAGTAGCTGACATCTGCGCGGCATCGTTGACCATTGGTCTGTTGCCGGAGACATCCACGCCGATATTGACCTGGCCTTTGGCCAGCGCCGCCAGTTGACGGATCACCTGTTTGTACCGTTCCATGATGAGTTCGGTCGCCTGGTCGTCATAGAGCGCATGGCGCGCCAGATCGCAGGCAATCAGCCGTACCATGCGTGGAACGATGGCGAGCGGCAAGGTGTAACGGGTCGCCAGATAACCATTGATCACGCTGTCCGCGTCCAGCAGCCGGTCGTTGATCACCGCCAGCGCGGCCAGCGTGGCATCCTGCTCTAGCTGGGTGTAGCCGCTTAGGTCGCCGCCTGCGGCAGCGGTGGCAAGCATGGCAGCCGTCACCAGGCGGGGTGTGCCCCGGTCAGCCCGCTGCGCGATTTCTTCCGCGCCGAACTGATCGAGCAAGTTTGTGGCGGTGGCGTAGGTCATGGTGATTGGTTACCGGAAATTACTTAGCAGTTGACGGTGCGTCGATCTCGGTTTCCGAGACGGCCAGCAGCGGCTCGCTTTTGATCTGGGTTATTTGCGCAGCCGTCAAATCAGCCAGCGGGATCACCTGATCTTCTCTCCCAAAGGTGATGCCTGCCCGACGGAAGCGCTCGCTGAATGCCCGCACGCGCAGGGCTTTGATCTTTTCTTTTTTAACGGTGTCTTGGGTTGTAGCTTCTGGTGTTGCCGGGTTTTCTGCTGCGGGGTCGGTTGTTTTGTCTGTTTTGGCCATGTTGTTAATCCGTTGTGGTGGTTGATCATTGGGTCATCATCGGGGCGATCCGTAGGGGCGAATCTTGTATTCGCCCGTTATCGCCCCACGCCGCGTTATCGATTAACCCGCGCCGGTGGACCCGATCGCCAATTGCCAGAATCCGTATCCACCCGATGCACGTGCCTCCGCACCGAATTTGAATTTCTTGCGCATGAATACATCGTCGTTTTCCTGGCTGGTTTGCTCGACGAATACCGGTGCTTTGCGCTCCTGATAGATGAATGGCTTGATGGGCTTGGTGGTATCGAGCAGATACCAGGCGGTGTCGGAGGTCAGGCGAGCATCGACCACCACTTGCGCCCCCCGGTACAGGTTGACCGCGCCATCGCTCAGCCGCTCGTTGTTGACCAGGGCGAGCGCGACGTCCTCCAACGCAGGCGGCACCAGCAGCACGTTCGGGTTAATGTTGAGCGGGCGGCCTTCGTCGTCCTTGAACTTGCGCATGGCGGTGCGAGCTGCCCCGTAGCTGGCGATGGCTGCCGCTTGGCTGGCGGCGCTCAAGGCCACCGTCAGCTTGTTGGAAACGCTCGCGCCTGCCACCAGGTGATCGGTATCGAAGAAGTACTGCCCGTCAAAACCCAAATTGGTAAACGCATCGTTGACCAAGGACATGACGATTTCATCCGGCAATTGCGCGGCCGATTCCCCTGTCATTTGTGCCTGCGGGCCGTAGATGCCGAGTTGATCGTCCTCGATGTCGTTGCGGTCGACTTCGATGGTCGCTTCCCAATCCTTATTGGGGATGGTGTACTTGAACGCTTCCAGCGCCTTGACGTTTTTATCTCCGATCCACTCGCGCATTCTCGGAAACTTGGACAACCAAGCGTAATCATTCTGGCTGGTAGTGGAAGTCACCCGCATGGCGATCTTCTGCCAGACCGTGGGCGCGGCAGCAAAGGCGTTATTGAAGGAGGTTTTCAGGCTAATAAAGACATTGCCGAGGGTCTGCTTGTTGACCAACAGCCCGGCCAGGCCGATGAACCCCAGCGATTCCATGCTCTCGATTGGAGAGCTGAGGTTATCCCATGGCGCAGCGGTCACGCCAAAAGCAATGAAACCCATCGCCAGCGCGATGGCGCACAGCACGGTCAAGATTTTAGGAAAGGTCATAATGGCTCCTTGTGGTGATTGATCTGATTGCGGGGGTTACTCGACCCAGACGCCGTCCGAATCGAGGCCGACCACTTTGCCTGCGGCCGCGCGGGTTGCGGTGCCGTCGGTCTTGGCGACCGTTTCGTCGTCGACGATGTAGCAGGTCTTGCCGAGATCGGCCTGGACGATGGCGTCCGCTCCGTGGTTTTTCCACTTGAATGCTTTCTTGCGGCGGACATTGACGGTCTTCGCGCCATTCGCCCCGCCCGTATTGTCTGCCTGCTCTTCGGCGCGACCTAAGTAGGTGAGCGTGGTGGCCACCGCGCCCGGCGTGGCGTAGCCGGATGCATTGAGCGCAACGAGCGCGCCTGCATAAATCTTAGTGTTAGTGGCGACGGGCACATTGACCAGCTCGCCATCTTTCATCGGGGTGTTGCGATCTGCTGAGAGCGCCATGTTTTCTCCTGTTGGGTTTAATCGATTCGCCTGGTTATGCCGTGGCGGGCATGTTCTTCTTGAAATCTTCCGGGTTGATGTTCATCACCCGGCAGAGCGCGAGCTGTTCTTCCGTTAACGCTTCGCTATTGTTTCCTTTCGGGGGTTTTCCACCGGTTTGCGTACCGCTCAAGGCGGCAATCGGTTGTGCAGCCGCCAGGTATTGCTTGAGCGATGCCAGGTTTTCACATCCCAGTTTGCGCGCCCATTCTTCCTGGGCAGGCAGCAGCTTGCCTTCGGATAGTGCAATCTCGACCACGTCGTCCACCTCGCGCTCGATCTTTTCCGAGCGCAGACTGGCGACCTCATCCTGAAGCGCTTTCATGGTCGCGACCGGCACGAACCTGGCCGGGTCGGGATGGTTGGCAACCGCTTTGAGGGAGGCAATTTCGCTGTTGAGGCTTTGCACCAGCGCCACCAGATTGAAATCCGCCTTGGTGGCCATCGCAGGATTGCTGCCTTTCAACTGATCGATGGCTTTCTGCAGCTCGGTGACCACTTCATCGACTGTCGCTGTCACCGGCATGTTGAGCAACCAGCGCAATTGCTCGAGCAATTCGTTCATAGATAATTTCTCCGTGTTAAGAAGTTGATATTGAGAAGCGGCAACGGCATCCATGCCATCGAGCGCCGGGTTGTTGGTCAATGCGGCATGCAGCAGCCGCTTGACCTTCCCGGTCTTCTTGTCGTAAGCAAAAACGGGGGAGATGTAACGGTATTCGCCGCCCTCGATCATTTGGGTGGCGCGTTCCGTCCATTCCACATCAATGGCGTACAATCCTCCCTCTTGCCCTGAGCCTGTCGAAGGGCGCCACTCCAGTTTGCTAAACCAGCCCGCAGCTGGAGCGGGTTGGCCATTCTGGGCGGCAAGCAGGGTTTGGTGCTCGTAATCCACCACCGTACGGTTCGCGCGTGCTTCAAATTCGGCAATGATTTGCGCTGCCAGGGCGGCATCGATAAACCAATGCGGCACGTCATGCGGACGGCCATCGGTCGCGCGGAATTGTCCGGCGGGGAATAGCTGGATTTCATTCGCGGCAGTGACCGAGATGGCGCACGCAGCGATGCCGTGAGAGGGGTTGAATGATTGAGAGCGTTTTCGATTCATGCCGCCATGGTACCGGCAGCATCAGGAGGGATTAAGGAGGTAGTGTTTCCTCCTTAGAACAAGGAGTTAACTAGAATCAGATTAGCACTTTATCGACAAATCGGTCAAATGGGAGGCGGCAAGGAGTTGTCCGTTGTGCATATTTGTAGAAGGTGTGATTCGTGTATTTGGCCTGAAAATCATGGTTTATTCATCAAATTGCGGATCTAACGAAGTTTGTATGATGAAAATTAAAATGATGCAATTTGATAAAGCATGAGGAGATAGCATGCGGCTTGCCGTGATAGATTTCATTTTTGACGTTATATATTGCGTCATTTCGGACATTTAATTCTAATTATGACTCTAGAACGTACGAATGAAGGAAGCTATTAGCAAAGTCACCATTGCGCGCATACAAATTGAAAAAGCATGCCAACTTCATCTAAGTGGTGATTTTGTGTGCGCCCTAACACTTGCGGGATCTTCTGAAAGTCTTACGTACGAATTGGTAGAGGCGCGAGGACACGAATCTTGCGATTCTTGGCATGTGAGATTTATACGTTTCTGGAGAGAAAAAGCAGGCTCTCAGTCACCTTCAAATAAAGACATCCTTAACGAGAAGAATTGGGCAAGAAATTCCGTTAAACACCATCGAGCTGGAGAGCCTGAAGAGATCGAAATTAATTTAAAGTTTGAATCGTTTTTAGCCATCATGCGCTCTATTGAAAACTATCAGCGTCTTGGAAATCTTAGAACAGATTGTATGGATACATTCAATAAGAGTACTCGTGACTACGGCTAGTCATAACAAGTCAGTCAACCGGACGCACAACAAGCTGCGCTTGTTGGGTTCCCTCCGCTGGCGCTTCGGCGCCGGTTACCTCCAATGTTAGGCGTTTGCGGCATCGCCCTCCATGCCGTGTCAATTAGGAGAATCAACATGAAAAAATCAGCATTTATTGCCGCTGCTATTCTTGGGCTCGCTTTCGCTAATGCTTCAGCGAAAGACTATCTTCATGGGCAGAGGGGAACCACTTATCAAAATATAGGGAGTAGCACCTATGGCTCAAATGGATCAACATCCCAGCGGATCGGTAATACAACCTACGGTTCTAACGGCAGTACATCACAACGGATTGGAAATACGACCTACAATTCCGACGGGTCAACCTCACAGCAGATTGGCAACACACTTTACAACTCCAATGGCACTACCGTTCAAAGAATGGGTAATACGACATATGGGTCTGACGGTACAACCTGCCAAAAAATTGGTAGCTCTACTTACTGCAATTGAAAAGCCTAACACTGCATTCGAGATGGACGCGCCAAAAGCGGGACGTCCCCCAATTTGAACGTTAGATTTGGGAGAGAAGCAATGGCGGACCTGCCCTCTTTGTTGATTGGCTGGCTCTTGGGCCTACTGAGTCCTCGGATAGTAGAAGTCATTCGGGCCAAGTACCTACGGCGCGATCTAGCACGCGCTATTCGCTCAGAAGCCGAAGACCTTCAATACAGAGTGGCAATCACGAGCTTCCTTCTAGTACAAAAGTATGGTCATCTCTCGCGTGAATACTTGGTTTGGGTTAAGCCAAAGCTATCGTGCTACGAGGGAAACGAACCAGTTCAGTCAGTTCGAGAACTGGTAGAGCAATTGCAGGCTGCCCCCGCTGATCAGCTACTTGCCGTTGCTGCTCACATGCGAGCCGAAGAGGGGATGGGATTGAGTCTCAAAAAGTTCAGTGCTTGCCTTATTGAGGCAAGCTTGGGATCTCTTCTTCATTTTTCACCCGAATATCAGCGGTGTGTCCACGAATTCAGGAATCACCTCAGCGTTCTGAACCAAGAAATTGACAGGGCTGTGGAGTCTTTGCGAATGACTTATGATTCCTCTATTTCCAACGAAAACCATATCCGCCTGAAAGCTGATCTCGTTTCGAAATACCAGATCATTCAAGGGATGTGCATGCGGGTTGCTGACAGACTGCAAGCAATCATTAATTATGACCTGAAGAAAATCTAACCAGTCGCTTCAGGCGCGGCTTTGACTCCGCTACGCTCCGTCAAAAATGAATTTTGCACTACCTCGCTGCTGGTTCGGTTCGATTTCTGTCGGTGGATTACGTTCTAGTGATACCTACTGCCAGATCAAGTTTGGATTCATATCCATGAATAGCAATTAGACGCAATTTAACGCCTAGTTAACGCGGGTAAAATTTTCAAGTAAGGGCATATAGTAGCCATAAACTGTAAAACCGCTTAAAACCCCGCATTTTTGATTCGCTCATTTGCCGCAGCTTTTATATCATCCGGCAGGCGATCAATTTTATCAGTCAGCATCTTATTCAGATTTGCTAATCTCCAGCCTAGCTGATAGTTGAAGCTGGGATCAACGCCCTCCGGGATGCGTTGCACTTCGCCGATGCGCTTGTTGATATAGGTGCAGGTTTTCTCCTGCGGCGGTTCGGTAGGTTTCAATCCCAGCTGATCCAATGTGTCTTCATCCAGTTGTGTCACGCCACATCTGCAGCCCCATGCCTTGACCGGGTGATGCGCCTGCCAGAAGGGATCATCCACTATTTAGTGCAATATGCAAATAAAAAATCTGATAAAGACCGCATCTTTTTTTGCCGTTAACGCCCCTTAAAGTATAGAAGATATATGAAAGCTATAAAATTACTTGTGAAGTTATTTATGGAGGCACATGGGAATATTCTTAAGATTTTTGTCAGGATTAATAATTCCGATCGGCTTATTTAACATGTTTGGGGGAATTGTATCGGGCATATGGCTGGCAATCTTGGGCGAGTGGAATTTAATCGGTTATGGAATCCTGGCTTTGCTTGTTTCAGGCGTAGGTCTTAGCTTTGTGATGGCTCCAGGGTTAATTTTTTTGACCGGCCCAGCAGTCATTTTACTTGAAAAGGGTCACAAGATCAGTGGCTCTATCTTCGGTCTGCTGAGCGCCTTTTACACGAATGGAATTCTCACAGCTTGGTGCATTCTCGTGCTCTTTTATTTTATTAATCATACTAATGCAGACTCTATTATTCCTGGGTTCATTTGGTCATATGGTATTGCAACTAGTCCGATAGCCTGGCTTGCGCAGAAAGACCAACAATCAGGAAATAAGTATTCTATGATTACGACCTTCTTTATCTCGCTGGCTTACATACTTACTATCCTTGCCATTTTGTTAGCCGGGGCATCGCTAATGAATATCCTCATATTATTCGGCGTGATTATGTCTATTAGTCTTATTGTGGAATTCTCCATTGCTTATCTAGCTGATAAATCAAGAGAATATTACTAATTACATAAGCTAATACTTGAAATATAAGGCTCAACATATATGGCTCGGATACATACTCATTATGATAATCTCAAGGTGGCACGTAATGCTCCACCAGATATCATTCGTGCCGCATACAGAACACTCTCACAGAGATATCACCCAGACAGGAATCAGGGAAATGCGGAGGCTTCTCGAATAATGGCAATCATCAATACCTCATACGAGGTATTATCCGACCCCGTCAAGCGCCGGGAGCATGATCTATGGATTGTTGAAATGGAGGCAACGTATTCAGTTAACTGGCAAACTAGTCAGGCATCCCACGCAACCACTCAGCATTTAGATCCCTCGCCTGGTAACAGGGCCTTTCTATCTATATTCAATTACATTAAAAGGTTCTTTATAGAAGCATTCTCTTTCGCCATTCGTCTATGTGTCGGGGGAGGAGTTATTTTTATTATTATCAGCGCCATTAATTTTTTCGGAGATAAAAACTCACCCACTACTGATTCAAAACCATATCAAGCTAGATCTCCATCAACTCATGCTGAATTTGTCAGACCCAAATATGTCAGACCCAGTAGAGCTCCAAATGGTCAGCCTTGGCCAACATTTGCGGGTTACGTTAAGGGCTATCAGCAGCTTCATACGAACGGCCTTTCGACAGTGACTGTAGATAACAATAGAAACAATTCTGATGTTTTTGTTAAGCTGGTTTCTCTAGATGGCGCAGAAGCTTATCCAGTGCGCCAGTTCTATATTTCTGCGTTTAGTAGCTTCACCTTGAACAAGGTCAGCGCCGGGAGTTATGATATACGCTATCGTGATCTTAGCAATGGCGGCCTTTCACGATCTGAATCATTTAGGCTTGAAGAAAATCAGACTTACGACGGCACTCGGTTTAGTAATATTAGGATGACATTGTACAAAGTGCAAAATGGAAATATGGAAACCTATGCTCTATCTGAAGCGGAATTCTAAGCCTAACACTGAGTACTTACACTATTTCTAATAATAATTTTTAACTAATCAACCATTTCCTTGAACCATCTTACGAAATAGAATCATATTTTGATGGTACTAACTATCACTATCAAGGTTAATTTTGAAGTAATGGCCTAGTAGCCAACGACAGCAAAAACCGCTTAAAACCCCGCTTTTTTGATTTGCTCATTTGCCGCAGCTTTTAAATCATCCGGCAGGCGATCGCTCTTGTCAGCAAGCATCTTATTCAGATTTGTCAATCGTCCGCCTGGCGGATAGTTGAAGCTAGGGTCAACACCTTTCGGAATGCGTTGTAC